GAAGGATGACGCCGATCCGGTCCATAAGCAGATTTACTCTGACTTCAAAAAGCTCATCACTTCGATCAAGCGCGACGAAGACGAAGGCATTGTCTGTCCGTCTGACCTCTGGCCGGATACGCAAGAGCGAATGTTTGAAATCAAGTTGCTCGCGAGCGGCGGCACGCGGCAATTCGATACGTCGAAGATCATCCAGCGTTACGATCAACGCATCCTCATGACGTTGATGGCCGACTTTCTTTTACTCGGTCATGAAAAGGTCGGGTCGTTTGCCCTGGCCAGCTCGAAGACAGAAATGTTTTCGCTCGCGCTCGGTGCATTCCTCGACATCATCAAAGACATCTTCAATCGTCACGCGATTCCGAAGCTGCTCAAGCTGAACGGAATGCCGACCGACAATCAGCCAGAGATCGATCATGGCGACGTCGAGACGATTGACTTAGGCGAGATCGCCGACTTCATTTCAAAGGTTTCTGGTACCAAGGTCTATCTTGATGACGAACAGCAGCGATGGATCCTCAAACAGGCCGGTCTGCCAGTCGTCGAAGATAAGCCGATGCCGAAACCTCCGGCGCCAGTCCTCCCAGGAGGCGCGCAGCCTGGCGCATTGCCGGCTCCTGGGGCCAAGACTCCACCCGACTCCACTGGCGACCCGTCAGAGCCGGATTCTGGCGCAGCAAACCAGCAATAAAACTTTAATCTGGGGATTCTGCTAGATTGTCTGGCCTACGGTCGGTGATGGCCGAGGCCGGCTTCAACGGTTCCATTGACACGTCGGGTCGATTCAATCGTTAAGCCGGCCACCCTTTTTCTAGCGATGTCACGCTTTCGTCATTTCACTTTCCGATCAGTCGCCGCCAGTCGCGCAGCTCGTCATCAGGAAATCAGAGTTGTAGTCGCCGGGGAAGGCTCTGGGAGAGCCTTTGATTGGTCTCCTACGGAACTCAAAAGCCTGGCCACGATTAGCGATGACGATCTCGACGACACGCGCGCCTGGCTTTCACGCATCGGCATGAGTGAAGCGCTCGCCGCATTCGATTCGTAATGGCCATCTCAGACAAAACAAGACTCTCCTGGTCGTCTGACCATCAACGCTATTTGCTCGGTGGCCATCCGGTAGATCCAAAAGACATTCGATCGTGGATTGATCGCATGGTCGCAGCCACCGCGGATCGCTTGTTGGGTTATGGCGAGAAGATTCGCGACGGCCGGATGAATCTATCGAGATGGCAAACCTTGTCGGCCAAGGAAATCAAAAACCTTCATGTCGCATCATTCACCATCGCGACCGGTGGTAAGAGTGAGCTTGGTTTCACCGGACTCGCCAGGCTCGGTGATGTTGTGCATTTCCAGCTCGAGCATTTGCGCGACTTCGCAACGTCGATGCCGGCAGTTGACGATCGTGATAATCGCATTCCGGCCCGCCTCGCTTCTTACGCGGCCGCTGCAGTCGGCACTTACGAGAATGAATGTCTTGATCGGTCGATCCGGTTCGGTTTGAGCATTGCCAGGCGCGTGACGGCACATGGCGTCGAGAGCTGCGAGTTTTGCTTGGACCAAGAAGATATCGGCTGGCAAGACATCAATGAGATTCCGCGCATCGGCGACTCGCCTTGTCAGGCCAGATGCAATTGCGCGATTGAATTTGAAAAGGTCACACCATCATGAAACGTCAATGTAAGACCTGCAAAGACGACCTTCCAGAAGAGCGAGTGATTCCGATTTGTCTCACCTGCCGCTGGCTCTTTTCATCCGGCGTTGCGGTCGGCGGCTTCATCGTCGGAGCTATCGCCGCGGTCATCAAATTGGTCCACTAAGCAGACCGAGAAAACTTTAATTCCTGAAATTTGTTACTTTCTGGCCGATGCCGCAGCCAGGTCCCAGCGCAGTCCACACAGACTCAGTCATCGAGAAGCCGTCGCGCCGCTATATGTCGGCCTTCATCAAGAAGCTGCGCGAACTCGCCGGCGCCGCGAGTGACGTCCTGACAAACGACCTCATCAAGAACGCGATGAAGTACGCGCGCAGTCACGCCGGTGGCAAGGCCTCTGGTGAGAAACGCGCCGTCAAAAAGCTCGACGATGCGCCGCTGCCGAAAGCGACGGCCGAACGAATTCATTTCGAGCGCCGTTTCATCGCCCAGGATCCCACCGATGACGAAATCGCCGAGAGCTATGCGCAGACCGGATTGATGATTGCTTTCTATCCATCCGAAGACGTCGCGATGCAGCTCGCGGTACCTGACGGCGAAGCTCCTGAGGAACTGCATCTCACGCTCGCTTTCCTCGGTGACTACCGGCAATACGGCGCAATGGCTCGCGCTCATATCCTGGCCGTGATTGAAGACCTGGCGCGCTGGTCGGCTCCTTTGGCCGGCGAGATATCCGGCATCGGTCGGTTCATCGGTGAAGATGGCGTCGATGTCTTTTATGCCAGCGTCGACGTGCCTGGCCTGAATGAGTTTCGCGCCGACTTGGTTCGCCGGCTGGCTAACGCCGGCTGTCCGCCGCAAAGCGAGCATGGCTTCGATCCTCATATCACGCTGCAATACATTCCGGCCGATTCTCAAACACCGAACTTCAATCCGGCCGGCATCGCGCTTCGCTTTGAATCGATTTGCGCAGTCTTCGGTGATGAAGAAATCGACTTGCGCTTCAGCGGCATGGCCGCCCCGAGCGTGGCCGGTCTCTTCAGCGAAGAGGTCGACGTCGCCGACCTTTGCGCCGATGGTCAAGTGCTCAACCTTTGCGTCGAGCAATCCAACAAGTTTGCCGAACCGCCTGAGTGGATCAATTACCTGCCGAAGCCAGGTGTCTACACTCATCCGGAATACGGCCAGATGGCTTTTTCGCGCGAGCGTAATCAACGCTTCGTCGATAATTTTTCAAATCATGTTTACCAGGAGAAGTTACCGATTGATTGTGAACATGATTTAGCACAGTCGGGCGCGGTCGGTTGGATTACGACGATGCGCCTTAACGAAGACGGCTCGGTCGATGCGCGGTCGGAATGGAACGATCGCGGCGTTGAATTGATCGAGGACGATCGTTTTCTCTACTTCTCGCCGGCTTGGTACAACTCCTGGACTGACCCGGTCACCACGAACAAGATTCCAGATGTCGCCATCGGTGGCGCTATCTGCACGCGTCCATTCTTCAAAGAAAAGGCATTGCGGTCACTGGTCGCATCCGAAAAAGGATTGTCGATCGTGTCTCGCGCCAATGATGAAGAAAAAGACGCCGCGAAGTTCTCTGAGATTTTTTTTAACTTGACGCCGGCACCGGCTTCAACTTCTAACGCAAACGAAGGAGTCAACATGACGAAGAAATACGATCCGGCGAAACCGCCGACTACTTTGGCCGAGGCACTCACCATGCTTAACGAACTGCACGCCGCACAGGTCGCCGCCGACTCAAAGAAGTGCGCCGAGTGTAAAGGCACTGGCATGGTCGGTGACAAAGAATGCACCGAATGTGGCGGCACCGGCATGAAGAAAGCGAGTGAGATGATCACCGCTGTCATCGGCCTCTGCGATAAGCAGAACCCGCCGAAGACCTTCAGCGAAGCCGTCACGTCAATCAGCTCGCGGCTCGAAGCGACCGGCCAGACGAATCAACAGCAAGCGGCCGAGGTCGTGAAACTGACCGAGCGCCTGTCTGTCCTCGAAGCCGACAAGCTCGATAGCCGGCTCTTGTCAATCGCTTCTGAGTTTGTCGGCGATCGTGAAGGTCATGTCTCGACTCTGCGCGTGCTGCACAAAGCCAGCGATAAGGGCGAGGAAGGCGATGCGTTCAAGGCCTACGTCACTTCTCAGAAGGCGCACGCTGAACAGTTGAAGGCCTCCGGACTCTTCAAAGAGTTGGGCGCCGGCACTGGCGCGACTGGTGGCGCGGCTACGCCGATGGGCCAGCTCGAAGCCAAGGCGAAAGAGATTCAGGCCAGCGAGCGAGGCAAGGACAAGACCGCGGAGCAATGCTTCGCGATGGCCTGCACCGAAAATCCGGACCTGTATCAACAGCACACGGCTTCGATGCGGTCTGGTGGTCGTGCAGCCTCAGCCGAATAGCCGGCACGGTTCGTCGAGTTTCTTGATTTATCAATTTCGCGCCTGGCTGTAGGTCGGCGCATTCCAACGAAGGAGCAACAATCATGGCTACTGAGATTCCAGGCTTCGGCTTCACGCGTGAGGCAGCGGCAGATTTGTCCGCGAAGCAATTTTATTTCGCCGTCCTCGACGGTAACGCAAGGGCGGCCCTGCCTGGCTCAGACGGTCTTATCTGCGCCGGCGTGCTGCAAACCGATCCGGTGCAATACGAGGCCGCGAACATCATGGCCACCGGCATTTCGAAGGTCGTCTCGAACGGCACGATCGAAGCTGGTGACAACGTCTCGGCAGCCAGTGGTGGTAAAGGCAAAGAAGCCGTCTCGGGTGAATACGTCCAAGGCCTCGCGCTCGAAGGCGATGGCGGCGTCGACGGCACCATCATTTCGGTTCTGCTGCGACCGACTGGCCGGCTGGCCTAGTCCGGAGGCGCACGTTTTTCAGTTTCACGATTTCTGACTTTCAACTGTTTCCAAAGGAGCGTTAATCATGCCGCAACCAACTCCAGGCAATGTTCACGTTGATCGGGTGATCACGAATATGTCGATTGCCTACATGCAGGGCGCATCGCAGTTTATCGCGTCAAGCGTCTATCCGATCGTACCGGTCGACAAACGATCCGATCTCTTCCGCGTCTACGCCAAAGATGATTGGTTCCGCGACGAAGCTGAGAAGCGCGCTCCAGGAACGCCCTCGGCTGGCGGCGGCTACGACGTCGGGACTGACTCGTATTTTTGTGACACGTACGCGTTTCACAAAGACATCGACGATCAGACCCGCGACAATGCCGATGCCGATATCAATCTCGACAAAGATGCGACCGAGTTCGTGACTCAGCGCATCTTGCTCAAACGTGAAAAGGTCTGGGTCACGCAAAACTTCCAGCCTGGCGTTTGGGGCACCACGGTAAGCGGCGTCGCTTCCGGTCCTACCGGCAGTCAGTTCTTGCGGTGGGACGATGTCAATTCGGATCCGCGCACCAACATCAAAGCCGGCGCGCGCAAGATCCTCTCGACGACCGGCTATCGCCCGAACACCCTCGTGCTGCATTATGACGCGATGGATGCGCTTATCGATCATCCTGACCTGGTCGACCGCATCAAGTACACGTCGCGTGAATCGATCAATGAAGCCTTGCTCGCGCAAATCTTCAAGGTTGATCGGGTCCTGGTCGCCGGTGCTATCGAGAACTCGGCGAAAGAAGGCCAGGCGCCGGCCGTGATGGATTTCATCTACGGCAAGCACGCGTGGTTGGGTTACGTCGCGCCGAGTCCGAGCCTGATGGCTCCCTCTGCCGGTTATACGTTCTCGTGGCGTCACGCGCCCCTGAACAATAACAACGGCGTGCAGTTCAAGCGCTTCCGGATGGAAGAGATCGCATCGGAGCGCATCGAAGGCGAGATGTCGTTCGACGATAAGATCGTCGGTACGGACCTCGGCTATTTCTTCGAGAACGTCGTTAGCTAGTTCGGGTCGCTCTTCACCCCTCGCGTATTGAATTCGCTGGCCGGCTTTGAAATGAGAGTCGGCCAGCCAATTGACAAAGGGAGTTTCATCAAATGGCTACTTATCGAATTCTCAGACACTTCCGCGGAGCTGGTCGCTTCCGTAATCCTGGTGAACTGATTGACGGCGCAGAGCTGGCCAACGTGCCGGCCCTGGTCGAGCAGCGCTACATCGCACTTGATACGCCTGATGCTTTGCCATCGGCCGGTCAAGCGGGCCCGACTCCGGATCCGAAGATCGTCACCGAGCAAGCCGGCCGCGAAGCCGCAGGCCTCGGCGAGCATGTCGACGACGACATCGATGACGACGAAACCTCTGACGAGCAGCCAAAGCGACTGCGCGGCAAGTTGCCTGAGGATTTCCCAGGCTATAAGGCGCTCGTAGATGCTGGTCTCGACACCTATGCGAAGGTGCGCAAGGCGCTTGATACCTTGACCGAGGTCAAAGGCATCGGCGAGGCGACGGCCGACAAGATTCGCGAAGAGTTCGCCGGCGAGTCAGTTGAGCAGTTCGATATGACGCAAAAGTTGCCTGAGGATTTCCCAGGCGCGGCCGCTCTTAGTGCTGCCGGCGTGAATACTTTTGCCGATGTCGAAGCGCGCATGAAGCAAGGCGATCTAAAAACCATCGATGGCCTCGACGCCGATACCGTCAAAGCTATC